AATTCAACCCTCTCATAAGAAGTATTTGTTCCTAATACTTGGACATCTACACGACCTTGAACATTTTGTTCAGCCAATTCTCTGATATACTTTATTGGTGTTGAACAATATAGCGAATCCGCCGCAAATTGATTATTGCTTGTTATATAATCATAATTAACACCTAATATTGGATATGATGTTATTAATGAAGCTGGCCCACGTGAAACTAATGTTGGTAATTGGTATATATCATATCTTAAGTCATAATGAAACGCATTGAAACTTGGTTGAGTTTCATTAATGAATTTTAATTTTATCTCATCGCCTTCTTTTGCGAAAAAAGTTTGAATTGCTGGTGTTGGGTATGAAATAAATGCATTATTACAATCAATTGCAGTCCAATTAGCCATAGTATATTGAATAACACGGGTATTGTTGACATATACTTCCATACCAGAACACATACCAACTTCACCTCTAGCAGTATAGAATGTAACCATACCATCTCTTGACATGTATAATCTATATGTGCCTGGATTTGGGCCTGGTTCTGAGCGAATTGGTCCTCTTAAAAGAGATACCGCATCTTCATAAAGCATATCACCATCTGGACGATCTTCCCAATTAAAGAAATAATTATTATACATATTATTATATGTAGCACTATTTACTCTCATTAAACAACAAGCACCAGAATCTTCGGACCAACTTGAAGAAGAACTTGAATTTGATTGACTTGGGGAGGACGAAGAGTTACTAGATAAAGAAGATGGTGAGTTACTGGAAATTGATGAACTAGAATTGACCGAAGATAAAGAAGAGAACATTTCAAGAATCTGATCTAATTTTAAGCACTTTCCTTCTATTAATTTATTAAAATAAAAATTTGTATTTCCATTTTTATCTTTAGATGTTTTAGTTAAAAGATTAATAACAGATGCTCTATTATTACTTAAGTTTTTTATTGTATAATCTGGTGCTTTAATAACTATTTCATCGGTTTTTGTATTTACATATGCTATTAATTTATTATCAGTAGTTAATTTCTTAAAATTAATTGTTAAGTCACCATTAGTTGATTGTATATCTTTTATTATTGACCTTTTAAAAGAAAAATTAGAATCCTCGTAATTATCTTCCAAATCAGTTAGTGATTGGTTTGCTGAAAAATCAACATAAAATGAATATGGTTTAAAAGTATAAAATCTAGCATCTATAAAAATATAAGGATCTTTTTCAGTTGCTTGATCAATTCTTATGTTTCTACCACCAACAATGGATGCGAACATAAAAGTGGTGTTTTTGGTTTTTGATTCTGATTTGTTGTTCAAATTAGATATATAAGTACCCCCAAGAAATACATTATTCTTGGTGTTACCGATGTTAGATACATTATAAATCTTCAAAAAATCTGACATATACTTTATTTATACTTTTTTAATAAAGGGTAAAATTATATCTATTAAAAGCACCCAATCCAGGTCTATAGATAGCACCAGAGAAACCTTCAAACTTTCCACATATGAATATTCTGTTACTAATTATCTTCATATCGTATATAGGACCACCAATTACTCTGAAAGGCAAATTAATTCGGGTTGCCTTATCGTTAGCATTCAATTTAAAAGCCGCAAGATAACTATCATTATAGAGTGTACCAGTAAGATCAGTAACAGTAGTAAACTCACCAGCAATGTAAATTGTGTTGGTATGATTATCATATATAACTTTTCTAATGGTGCCATTACAAGTCTGTATAAGTTTATAGCCTAAAAGAACCCCATCTTCTGTGAAGAATGCAATATTTTTTCGTGGCGATGGAGTTACACCATCATGAAGGAGATCAAAATCACCAGCAACTATTATCGTTTTTTGAGTATAACCAAAGGATTGTGAAGGAGATTCGGACGGGCTTGAATTAGACGATGGTGATGATTGTGACGATATATCTAAAGCACTATTACTTGAAGCAGAACTCTTAGAACTAAAGTCACTCAAAGATGATTCTTGGATTGAACTACTTGTTGAAACTAATGATGATGGTGATGATTGAGAAGAATCAGATAAGCTTCTGGAACTACGAGATGATTTACTGCTTTCCGACAACGAACTAACGTCTTGATTAAAAGTTTCAATTTCGCATAATGAATAAGCTTTACCAGCAGTTGGATAAGGATTTTTGTATAATTGATAAGCGAATGAAGGAGTTGGGCTATCACCACTGATATGAGTAATACCAATTTTAGGAGTTGTAAAGTCACCAACTGCCCATAATTTACCATTGGTATAGAAATCTTTGTGTGGGATAATATCTCTAACCATACCACCACCAAAACCATAATCACTATCATAGAAAACATTGGCATCGTCATTAGAGCCTTCACTTGCAGTTACACAATTTATTTTTCTATTTTGTGTATCAATAGCTTCAATAGGGAAACCAAAGAATCCAGTCTGACCTTTCCAGAAAATATTTCCAGCTATGAATAAGTAACCATTATATATTTTAGTTAATGATCCAAATTCTGATGTATTATTGTCCGAAAATGGTGATGGATCGTCGTTTATATAAAGTTCATATTCATTTTCTAAAGTTTGGTCAGTTATTTTTAACGAAGAAGAATTTAAACCATCACCGTTACTATAAAAATATTTTCCACTAAAGAAGTTCAAATTTAAATCTATAGATGGGAAATATTGTGAATATACATGTAATAATGTGCCAGTACTTGGATCTATGGATTCAATCAAGGTATTAATAACATTTCCCTTAATATCAAACATGAATGCTTTTTCAAAATTTAAACCACCAACAGTCCCATGTGAAGCACCAGCAACTATACCATATTCAGTTTCGCCTATTGTGTTAGAGCTTAATGAATAAAGTTCTATTCCGTTTGTATATATTATTGCTAAATCATCTAAACTAGCATCAAGAATTGATGAATCTGAACTATCGGAATCAAAAGAATCTTCCTCAAAGGCTGATAATGATGAATTTGAAGAAACTTCGCTACTTGGTGATGAATTAGAATATTTAGATGAAATAGAACTCGAAGATAGAGAGGTTTCTTTCATTGAACTTGATGAGAATGACGAATCTGAAAGAGAAGATTCTGATAACAAATTTGAAGAAGACGAACTTGAAGAAGTTGATCTACTTGAAGACGAGGATGAGTTACTGGATTTTGATTTTGATGAACTAGATGATGAAGTTGATCTAGAAGACGAAGATACATCCGACGAACTACTAGATCTTGATTTGGACGAGAAAGAGCTTGAACTAGATGAGTTTGATTTACTTGAGAAGCTGGACGATAAACTCGATGAAGAAGAATCTTTCTCCATGAATGAGCTAGAAGATGAAGAATTCCCCATACTTGACTTACTAGATGATGAAGAAGACGATGAGTAAGAAACAGATGAAGTTGAGCTTGAGCTTCTTGAAATAACTTGTAGCGAGAATTTGATATCTGGATATCCATTGAAGCATACTTCGTAGTAGCAACCGCTTGTTGTATAGAATCCTTGACATTCATTAAATATTTCAAATATATATTCGTCAACAAGTCCATAATTCCATGTTAAGAAACCATTTTTTGTAGAAACTGGTATATCATCCCCGCAGATTCTAACATATCCAATTTGATCGTCATCGCCTTCAAATTTAACACAAATTTTTCCATCATTTAATTCATATTCATTAATATTATCAGCAACAAGTGAAAAACATAACTCTTGAGACGATGATGATGTTATGAATTTCTCACAGCATCTTCCGTTATAATTGAAATCTACATTAATACGAATGCCACCATAAACTTCTTCAATTCTTATACATTCGCCTTCTTCAAAAGCTTTTATCAAATATGTGTATATTTTTCTACCAACAACACCATTAGCTATTTCTTCTTTGGTTAATCTTTCTTCACTTACTGTTGGGATTTCAGAATCAAAAAGTGTTACTTTAGATGCATATCTGTCACTATAAGTAGTTGGGGAATCTTTAAATTCAATATCCCAATCCTGAAGAGTTAAGTTTCCATTAATAGTATCAAACTCGTATTTTATTTCTCTATATACATCATTTTCTGTTTGTTGATTATTTGAACCAAATGATTTAACAATAAAAATACTACCAAATGACCAATTATATCTTTCACCAGGGTTTCTTTTTGTAATGGTGTCGTTTGTTGCACCAATAGTGACATTATCACCTATATTATAATCAATCCATCTGCTAGATCTACCAGAAACTTCTTCTGAATTATTGATTTTCTTATTGAACCATGTGTCAAGTTCTATTGGACTAGATACTATAGTACTTATACCCTTACCCACATTTTCAACAACAAAGTCATAAGCATTCAATTTTATTTTTGAATTATTGTCGGTTTGTTCAAAGAATAATAATTGATACTTCTCGTTGGAATTAGATGGTTCTTTATTTGTTAAAACATTAGGAATGGTGGTGTCTTTTTTATCAACTAATTTATTAAACCCTCTATTAGATTTTTTTGCTTGTAAGTTGGCAAATAAGAAAACTTTCTCACAATCACTCTTTGTTTCGTAATTTAGATAACTATTTGGATTAGCATAAAGAAACTCTTCGGTTGGTTCGCCAATCTTACCTAAGAAAATTGGTTTAATATATTTTTCAGTAGTTGATTCGTTATTGATAATAGGAAGATTTGTACCTAAAATAGTTTCTTGAGATTTAACTGACTGAAGCGCCGATAAAATAAATGAATTATCAAGAGGTTTAGCATTTACAAAGTCAATATTTCTCTCTGGTACAGGTTGTACATAAGCATTAGGAGCATTTGTATTTCCAACAAGCTCTGTATCATTTTTAAATATCTTTGGTTTTGGCTTCCTATATAATGGCATTATTAGTCCTGTTTAAGAATGTGCTCTTCTGCTTTCTCTTGTGGAACATTTATTTGGAAGAAAAATTTTATATCTTCAACTTTAGATAAATCAAGACCAACATCCACATTCTGAATCTCATTATTTCCTAATCTTTCCTTAACTAAAGATGAAATTTTGCTTCTAATAAAATGAAGAGTATCAGCAGTAAATAATTTGGTTTCGTTAACATATTCTTGAAGAACTTCGTTAATGCACTTTTCAACTACCTTTTGAGTAACTGGATTTAATTTAATATTTTCGGTCATATAATTTCCTTATTTCACATACTATTATAATGAAGTATCATCAGTTGTATCACCACCAGTATCCTCACCAGTGTCCCCACCAGTATCTCCACCAGCATCACCAGTATCTTCACCACCCAAGTCTAATAAGTCTGGAGTTCCTTCATCACCACCAGTATCTCCACCCATACCACCGCCACCACCGCCACCAGAACCATCATCACTAGATTCACCATCGGTATTTGATGTTTCTTCTTGTTCTTCAGCATCTCCCTTAATAATAGCATCCATAGTGCCTTTAGTTCTATCAGATTCCTTAAAGTCACTTGAAAGAGATTGATAGATTGAACTACCATTATATAAATCACTCTCTTGAGACATTCTTAAGAAACCTTGTACACTTGCTGGTGTTTCTACATAGATTTTATTAAATGGAATCAATGGTTTATCAGTTACTCCATCTTTTTCAGCAAGAACCTTAACTGAAAGAAGATTGTTTTTAACTGGTCTTTCATCAGAAAAGTTTATTTTAATATTCTTTAAGAAATTTAAAGCTTCTGGTAAGTCTTGCCATTCTGTACCAAATTTCTTCTCAAGCATAGCATTAATTTTCTTATATGCTTGTAATCTCTTATCTTCTGGAAGAGGAATCTCTTCGCCTTCTTTATTATTAATAGAGAGCATTATATTGGCATTATGGATAGCAACATTCTTTTCTCTTTGGGGAATTTGTGGGAACTTCTCTCTAAGTGTCTTCCACTTGTCTTTATAATAATGAAGTTGTTCTGGGGATAATCTGGATTCAAGTTCTTTTCTGGTTAATCCGATTCTTTTTTCTTCATCGTTTTTCATTAAATCATTTACATCAACACCAGCATAGGTAAATTTAAACTTATATAATCTTACATTGTTTTCATTACCTAAACTATAATCAACGTCTGGTGCTCCAGTATCCTTGAACATCTCTTGGACTTTTTGTTGATCATTTTTATTTTGTGGTTGCTCTGGTTGATTGTTTTCTGGTTCTTGTTGAGGCTCTTCTTGATCACCAGTGTTTGTATCTTCTTGATTTTCAGTATCTTGAGTGTCTTGGGTATCTTGATCACCTTCGGTTGAGTCTGTATTTTCAGTATCTCCATCGGCTTTAGTTTCTTTATCTAATTGATCAAGTTGAGCATCAATATCATCACCCTCTTCTTGCATCATGACAACACCATGAGCACCAGTCTGTGGGGCTAATTCAGTTTTAGGCTTTAAGATTTCTTGGAGTCTTTTCTTAAATTCTTCTATTTCGCTCATAAGCAATCCTCTTGATTATTTATATAAAAAACAATCCCCAGACAACACATCTGGGGATTGAGGTCTTTTGGCACAACCCTGACCTTTTTAGGATTTTTTATCTGTACTACCAAAACCAGCAGTACCTCTTACCTCATTCGTAGGCATTTCCAAAATTTGCTTCAAATTAACTGAAGGGACTTTCTGGAAAACTAATTGGGCTATTTTGGACCCTTTGGGTAAATTAACATAAGTATTGGATGTATTTAAAAGAATTACTTTTACTTCACCAGTGTAATCAGCATCAATTGTTCCTGGTGTATTTACAATCGTTAAACCTAATTTAGCAGCATTACCACTTCTTGGTCTAACCTGGATCTCCCAACCTGGAGATAATTTAAAATGAACTCCAGTTGATACTACCTTTCTTTCACCAGTTAACAAATGCACATCCTCAATGCACGAAAGATCAAAACCAGCATCATTAGGATTAGCCTTCTTAGGCATTACCGCATCTGGATGGGCTAGATAAACCCCAAACTCCACTCCAGCATTGTATTCGACTATTTCTTCCATATAAACTCCTTTTGAGAATATTATATGTCCTATTTTTTACTTTGTAGTAACCTCATGTATGCTTTTTGATGAGGACAGTTTCTACACTGAGAGAATTGAACAGATTTATTGTAAAATAAACACTTAACTCTAGTTGTATCAACTGTTTTAGTCCCATTACAATCGCATCCTTTAGTCCCATAACCAGCCCTTTTATCACAAGGGAAATCATCATTTAATTGATCAATAGACTCCATTATACCCTCGTTATAGCAATATCGTCTGTAAAATAAAAATCAGTATATTTCCATGTAACGGGTAATATGACTTTTTCTGGCTCAGTATGTTTCATATCAACCGCACCTAGTGTCTTAGGGTGCAAATCAGTGAATCGTATTTCAAGCATCTTGTTACGGTGATTATCAAGCACTAAAAGATAACCATTAACATGAAAGTCTCTAAAATGCTGAGAAGAGTTTCTTTTATTATATTGCTCAGGATTATGACCAGCGATAAGCCAATAGTACATAAAACGATATATAAACCAATTCTCATCATTAACTAAAGTCATGTTTAAATCACTAAAGTTCAATCTACCCACTGCAACATTTATTGAAGCAAATTGATTAGGGACTGTTGCAAAGTCTAAATCCAACTCTGGTAAATTAACTGATTGGGTAAATAAAGCAAGATTGGCTACATCTTGGTTAGCTTCTCTAATAGCCTCTGCATTAGCTAAAGCACCTAAAGTTGCATCAACCTTCATTAATACATCTTTAGAAAATTTAGAAAGAAGGAAACTTGTAGGTAAACGATCAAGAATGAAAACGAAATTATTCGTATGGCTTTCGTTAATCATTAACTCATTATTATGTAAAACTCTACATGTCATATATTAATTCCAATATATTATTATATCAGTAAATTTCTTTTCTCATAACTCTAAAAAAGTGAACAGATACAGCAGAAGCTAATTCATATCCTTCTGGGGCACCAGTAATTGATGGACTCCCAGTAGTTGGCATACCAGTAATAGGACTTCCAGTTGTACATACGGTAGTTGAATCAGTTGAAGTTCCATTAGGAACAAAAGAAGAAAGAGTTATTTCAACTTTCCAAACACCAACTGGAGCATCACATGGAAGTTGAAATCTATAGAAGTACCATCCAACTCTAGCTGGATTTATCTTCATTGGTCCATCTACAACTATTTCAGTTGGTGGAAGATCAACTAAATTTGTATTGTTGTAATCTACATTATCTGGTGGACAAAATATTTTAATATTTGAAAAGTCACACCAACGATAATCGTTGCTTTCTGCTGGAATCTCAAAATCTACGAATGGCTTATTATTAGCCTCAATAGTAACTGAGTCACCTTGTCTAAAATCAGAGTCTATTAAATTAGCCATGTGAACTTCTTCCTCTTATAAAAACTTGCATTTCAATTGTATGTAGTATATTTATGGACTCAATTCTTGGGGTAGCTCTAGGTTTTGCCAAATCCTCTGGGCTACCTGGGAGATAATACCCATAACGATATCTGTTACGTTCAGCCAAATCTTGTTCAAGTAAAGAGACACCACCAGTTGTTGCTGGAGTTTCTACATCATTTATATCTGGACATGTATCATCTGTTCGATAATCATCTAAATTGTCCCAAGAATCCCAATTATATTTATTAGCCATAACCTTATTTATATATTAATTAAAAGGCATCATTGTACCGAAAAGACCACCATAAGGAACCCAAGTACTATCTTTCTTCAAGGTAAGCTTACGAATACCTCTGCCAGCAGAAATTATGTCCTTATAACCAAAAATACACCAATTTTCACCATACACTGGATCTACGAAATCTCTCTCTGCAAATGAACTTGGAACTATTACATCTGCTGGTTGACCTAAATAAATACCACAGTTTATAAAAGTAGTTAATTCACAAATCATAGAATTGAAACTTTTTTTAGCATATTCATATTTTTTAAGGTTATTCACTATTTTTTCGTTTGTAAATGCAGTATATGCCATTTTTCCATTTTGATTTCCAAATTTTTGGTGATTAATATAAAATAAATCATTTGAACTTGTTTTTAGTTTGAAACTTCTATAATCATTTGCAAAGAAAGTATGTCCTTTTACAAAGTCAAACGAAAATTCGGTTATTCCAGAGAAACCATTACAATAACTTCCTAAATTATTTCCCATTATGAATTTCACATCCATAATAGTGTTAGCATAATCATTCATAGTTGGTTTAACTATCGGTGAATTATTATAAATTTCTGGACTCATAAATGCTGTTTTGTTTGCTATACTAATAGGACTCAAAAACCCATAATAAAGAGAAGAGAAGGTTATTCTATCAGCTTCGCAATTTAAATAATAATAAGAATGATCTCCAATAAAAGAGGAAGTCATTTTTTTAAGAAAATTAATATTTTTTAATATTGTCCAGTTTGGTGAGTAATAATTTATTTGATCAAACGGAAGTACATCTGATGATGGGAGACTAAACAAAGATATACCCATTGTGGTTGTATTTTCTCTATTTGTTATACCCGTAAAGAAATCACTTACTATAGAACTTATTGGTTTTGGGCCAGCGGGTGGTAAAAGTAGACTACCACCATCCCACCCGTAACTTGTTGAATTTGTATTAAATGTTAAGATATCAACATATGGATACTCTGCCAATGTTAAAACTGTTTTTCTATTTGTGTATCTTTTACTTGATCCAATTTCATTCACAGATGCCATGTCTTCAACAGACATAACTCTAAAGAAACCAGTTTTCTTGGATGGAATTAATGCATTTGCTGAATCAATATGTGAATATTCAATGTATAAAACTTCATTTCCTACAATTGGAAATGTTGATCTATTATCAACATTATCGTTTAAAACAACTCTACCCACTCTAAAAGATAAATCAATTGAATTCTCAATTTCAATGTAATCAACAAACGATGTTATTCCCATTAATGTTGGAAAATTTGCGGCGGCTTGATAATTAAATGTTCTAACATCAGACGGCCTAAGCAATGCAACATAAAGTTGCATTTGTGTTATATGATCATATCTTTCTTGTAGAATATCACTCATGGTTGCTCAAATAATTGAAAAGTTGATTTTTTTCTTGAATAGTATTTAATAATTTTGGAATATGTTCTCCTTTTAATATTTTAACAGCCCCTAGTTCTAAAAAAGTATCTTTATAATCAAAAGGATCATTAACCTCATTCGTTAGAAGAATTAGCCACCACAAATTAATATTACCATAATATGTTTCTGATAAGGACTCAATAGTATCACTTTGTTTAAATTCATGGTATAAGAAAAGGTAATCGGATTTCTTTTCCTCTTGCTTTATATTAATTGATAAATCTTTCCATATGTCTTTTATTGGATGTTTGTTGGTCAAATCATACATTATTGTAGAAAAAACGGAAGGAAAGTTATTTTTACTTTGGAGCATTGCTCCTAATATTTTTGATGGCATGATTTATCCTTATAAAAATCCAGGGATTCCAGACATAGATTCACCTGGCGGCACCCATTTACCACCAGATAATAAATCACCAACTCCCTTGATATCGGGTGCTAAAATATCTAAATTTTGGGCTATACCACCAGCTATAGCAGCCCCAGCTATACTACCTGGATCTGCTAATGATTTAGCTATGCTAGTTGTGATAGTGCCTATTCTTTTTAAGTCTTCCTTTGCATGGTCTTCTAGAGTTATAAATGCTGTTTCTCTGAGTTTTAATGTGCATTTTATTCTAGTTGGATAACACATGGTTGGGTAATTGGGGAATTTAACATATACATCTTGTAGTAATCTATCTAAAGCACTTCCTACCGATGAGTTTATATCAAGCCCACCACTAAAAAGCTTCCCAAAAAGTCCATCATATTCTACTCTAACCCAAGGGCCTTCTGGTTTATATGTAAAATCAACAATAGCTGCTTTGTTCATAAAAAATAATCTAGCAGAATGTTCAACACTAAGCAATGGTGGTGGCTCAACAACCTTGAATCTTTTATCAGCAAAAGCTATTGCCCCTTTAGCTGCTTCTAATGCGGCGGCGGGAATCCTTTCATCAACTAATTGATCAGTTTTTTCTTGCCATAAATTTTGTGCTTTTAAAAGATCTATCGCTATCTCTTTTTCAGCATCGGCAGGCCAATTTGATTTTCGAGCCAAACATAATTTTTTTAGAAATGTTAAGGGAATATGTATATCTCTAACATAGTTATTTTTTGTAAATAATGTAAAGTTTATTGTAACTTCACCGAAATTTGAACCTTTATATCTTGCTTCTTGATATGGGGTCATGTTGAGTCCCTTACTCCCCAACTCCCCTTGAACTGTTCTCACGGCTTCATTAACATTTTTAATTAATTCACCCGCTCCTTGTATTACTTGAGTTATTATGTCTTCACCATCTCCATAATTATTTGTTATACTCATGGTTAAATCAGAATCACCTTCAGCAGCTATATGTATTTCTTTACCAGTTAAAAATGTACTAAGTTTTTTTAGCTCCTCGTTTACAGCTTGAACTTGTTTTTGTTCAACTGTTATCTCTCCGTTAGGACCTGATCTTGGTTCTGGTATGCTAATATTTAGTTCTTCTAATTTTTTTTCATCTTTTCCTCCTAGAACCGTGAAAATAATTTCATTTCTTGAACTAGGTGATTTTCCAGTAAAGGAATTAAAAAGATGCCTGGCGTTTGCAACCAATTCAGCCACCTTAAAAATCTTTGTATCATATTGCACTCCTCTTAAGAAAGAATACGGTAATAAAGAAGCAATAAATGGTAATAATGGGGTGTTTCTGGTAATACCGTAATCCCAACAAGATTCGATTGTTGGGATATAATAAGCATTTAATGCTTTTCTATCTGCTGCGGCTTGGGCTTCGTCAGTCATAATTTTCCTTTATTTACTTAATGTCCCCATAGATATATGTCTAATTATATCGAATTGTGTTCTATCGCTAAATCTTATATTATCTGCTGGGGCAGTCTTAACTGAACCAGTGTTTGGTAATTTGGAATCTATTAATGATGCAATTTTTTCCAAAACATCGTCAGTTTTATTTCCAGAAGATTCGATGCTAATAGGATTAATTTGATTTGCCATATCACCAATAAATTTAATACCTTCACTATTTAATGGTAATACTATTTCTGGATTACCAGCTTCAGCAACATTTATTATATGACCACCATCTGCTGGTTTAATAATACCACCTTTAGCAAATCCAAATACTGCTTTTGAATTTGCATTGTAGTATTTTCCCACGTCGCCAAAAATTTCGGATGCTGCATTAGCTGCTTTCCATGCGGCTAATGCTTTACCTCCCTTTTCGGTAGCCCAACCAAGACCCTTCATAAAAGCTAAAACTCCTTGGACACCAAATTTCTTGAATCCAGCCATAGCAAGTCTCCCAGCGGTCCCACCAACTGGACCCGCAGCGGGTAATAATAACATTGCTGCTGTTAAAGTGTTAAGATCATCAAGGGCATCTGCATAATTTTCTTTAAAAAAGCCATCTATAGATGCATGTCTCAAACCAGCTTCTAATATCGGTATATCTCGTTGATTTGTACTATCGTCTAATAACATTTGTATATTACGACCATAATCAAATGTTTTGCTATTTAATGTTTTTAAAGAATCGTAATCTTCTTTTCCTAATAGGTTTCTATATTTAAAAAGAATGCTATTAGAATCTTTAAGTTTCTCTTCGTTCCCACTTAAATAAGAATATAAACCCAAATATCGACCAGATACATCATCCCCAACATACGGAATATCAGTAAAAAGGGATTGACCGCTATTTGATTTGAAATTATGTTTATTCCATATATTACTGTATGCATATGCAACATATGCAGCAACTTCTGGTTCACTAGCGATAACCATATTTTTAAAAGAAGGGTTATTATTCACATCAAACAAAACAGACTGCATTATTCTAGATTTTATAAGTTCATTTACAATTCCACCCAATTCAACGGGCATTTCTCTAGATGTATTGGCTCTCTCTTCTTGAGATTTGTTAAATTCTTCTGATGTCTTTAGTCTTTTTGAAGTGCCTTCGTATTCAAAAAATTTTGAACTTTTAGAATATTCAGCCACTTTTACTTTTTCGTCATCCGTCAACGATGAAGGATCTTTTTCATTTTTTTGTAATAATGCAAATTTATCAGCATCTTGTGTTTGTTGTTTAGATAAATTTCTTTCACTGATAATATCATTTAATTTATTCCCTATTTCCATAGCTGGTGCTTTTGCAGTAACCATAGCTTCTCTAAAAGATGAAGACGTGCCTTTATCAGCCCAGCCTTGTTTTTCAAAATATTTTATAATAGGCATGATAGCATTTTTAATAGTATCGATTGTAGATATATAAAACTTACTAATGCCATCCCACATAGTTTTTAAGAAACTTATGATGGGATCGTAAATGAATGTTAAGAATTTTTGTTTTAAGTCTTCATAAAAAATAGAAAAAATTTCTGTCCACGATTTATCTTTATATTCTGGAAATATTGCATCCCTAAAGCTTTTCAAGCCTTCGTCCATTTTATTAACTAAATATTGCCAGAACCCAACTGCTTTAATATCTTTAAATACATCATCAACATAATCAATTATTGGTTGAAGCTTTGGTCCTAAAGCAAGTCCACCCTCCCAAACATATTCATTCCATTTTTCTTTTAAAATAGTCCAAACACGAACCCATATAGGTTCTTCTTCTTTTGGTTCTTCAAGACTAACATTATTTAAATTTTCTACCGCTTGCTCTAAAGATTTGTTAGCTACTTGAATCATTCCCATAGCATCATCTTCGGATTGATCACTTCCCCCTAATCTTATTATTTCTAAATTATTTTTAGCATTAGAAAGAGCAACTCTTGCTTTATCAACTGCTTTTTCTTCTGGTGTTTTTTCTCTAAAAAGACCACCACCAGCTTTCTTTGCAAATGCATCAAGTGTATCTTTTGATGAATTTAAAACATTCGAAATTCCTTCATTTAATTCTTTATTTGAACCTTTCATCTTTTCAACTAATTCTGATGAATACGAACCGAAAGTTTCTTTAGTTTCGTTGAAGGCTTTTGAGTATTTTTCATAAGTTTCTTTAGCTGTACCCATTATAAAATCTTTTATTTTCTCATATATACTAAAGATCCAATCACCAAACTTACCAAACCCAGTTTTACCTTTATTTGCTTCTTTACCGACACCAAAGAAATCAGCAAAATCTTGTTTATATTCTTTGAATTTTTCGCTCATTAACCAACCAACTAAGAATATAGCAGCCATCATTAATATAATTGGAGCAAGAGCAGATGCTATTACGGTTATTACTGCTGTTATTATTGTTTTAATGACAAATTTACCAACACCAAAAACAGTTTTTGCTACAAATTTCAATGATTCATAAAGAACAATCATAACATATTTGGAAATCGTCTTAACCGCTCCCCACAATACTCCCATTATGAAAGATAGTGTTTTCACAACGGCTTTAAATACTAAAGATACTAAAAATTTAGTAACAAAATATAACCCTTGAAAAACCTTACCAACAACCCATGTTATTCCTTTTAATATTTTTACGGTGTAGAGCAATGCATATTTTATAGTTCCAACAATTAATGTGTATGTGCTTCTAATTGCCCATATAATTCCTTGTTTTATTTTGTTTATAACAAACGAGAAAATAGATAATATTTTCTGTGGTAAACTTTTTAAAACTTCCATTGGATGAAATAGTATACTTTTTAGTTTACTGAACCCATTTTTCACAGCACCAGTAAGAGAAGATAAATTTGTTGAAATGACGGATAATTTACTTTCGAAGAAGTTAAGCATATGTTTAACTTGACCTAAAGTATTTTTATTGATGAATTGACTAGCAACATTTACTTTTTCACCAATAAAATCACCAACTTTATTTAATTTATCTTCAATTTCTTTTTGTGTTTGTTTACTGTTTTCTAAAAAATCTTTACCAAGATCCTTAAAGGATGATGTAATATTATCAAAAGCTTCAATTAAATTATCTTTTACCGCTTCGTTTGCCGCAACAAACGGAATAATCATTTTTTCAAGCTGTTCACGAACATATACTGAAGATCTTTTGTGAAGAATTTCTATTTCAATTTTAAGTTCTTCTAGATTTTTTTCAAATTCGTCTGGGAGCTTATCTTGTTTTTTACTCAAATCCTCCATGAGTTTACGAATTCTCTCCAACTCAGCAAGATCTTTTGCCATGTCTGTTTTTTTGAGTAGATCGTTTACATTAGAGGATATAGCTGCCATAATATTACTTTAGGTTACTTGTATTGGTTTTGGTGCCAAAAGCTCCAGCAATTGTCTTACAGATAGTTTCAACACATTTTCTTGCAAACTCAAATGTGTTTTTAATAAACTCTTGCTTACTTTTAGATTCGGCATCAAACTTCTCCTTAAATATTTTCCTATAAACATCAAATTCATGGAGATCAATTTCATCTATCTCCAATATATTTATACAAGGAGCAGCCCATACCACCAATTCAATACATTCGTTGAGGACAGCTTTATAGCATGTGTCCATCAACATTAGCTGATAAAAAAAACAGCTATATTAACCTCTTCCTCTCCTTCGTGGTTACATTGTTCACATTTGAATTCAAATGGCATTTTAACACCGAAGTCTGTACTCTTAAAGTAATCAAGGAGTTTATCTAATTCAATAGCTGGAAGATTCTCAAAGAAATCAATGGTTTCATCAAGTGATAACTTAACTTCATTTTCAATATCATCTTGAAGCATAGTTATGCTTTTAATAACGCCAGCCATCAAAGCAAAATTTTTCTCAGCAGTAGTAGCTATTTTTGCTTTTTTAACATATTTTTCTATTTCTATTTCTTTATCTCTAGTCATTGGGCCTAATTTTATTTTAATATTACCATTTGCTAAAGAAATTGAGTCGCCTGTTTCTGGTTTAGTGTAATTTTTAACATACATGCTTGTCAAATCATAAGTTATATCTTTATTGACATGACCGCATTTTGGACACTCGTGGGCTATTTTTGCTGTTGTTCCAGCAGCAGATACTCTAATATGAACAAGTAATTGGAATCTTTCTTGTGATGTTAAAGTACTGACATTAAAATTAGAACCATCGGAATATTCGACATATTTTTCAATAACTTCATCTAAAGCCTTATTGATAATGGTTTCGTTTTTTGATTCAATTGCTTTAAGAATTTCCTTTTTATCTTTAATTTTTAAAGGTCTTACGAAAACTTCTTTTTGTGTATAACAAAGTTTAACAGCATTTTCTGGGGAAGATTTGGTAGCATAAGCTTTCTTTAAATCAACCAACGAAAAAGTAGGTCTATCAGTCATATTAACTCCTTGAATTTTATAAATTATAACAGATTTTTTTTATTATATGAGTGGTATATTTGGTTTAGTTTGACCACCATATACATCAAATATGCCTTGAATATTATTCTGTGGTTGTCCAGCCTTTGGTGCTCTACCAACAACACCACTGGTACTAAATCCACTTTGAGTATCTGTACCAGTTGCTAATTGGATACCTTTCTCAAGTAAATTACCAGTGTCTACAGAAAAATAATCATATGCAAAGGTAACTGTAAATTTTGAATAATCTGTTTTATCGTGCCCTAATTCTATTTGTCCACAAGATTTTGGAAACAAACCTATAAATTGATAAGTTTGAACCTTTTCGCCAGTTCTTGATAGTTGATGAATCTTTACACCATCGTATTTGTATGAATGTGGCGAAGCATTTGAGCCTAAGTGGGGATCAAATGCTTGTGACATCCAAGCTAATATTTTACTTCTTAGTGAATATACTTGGTCTGTTACAAACTCTACACTCCAATCAGAAAAAGATGCACCATTGGCAACCTTTCTTTTCGCCCCTTGGAATTCAAATTCATCAACATTTAATTCGTATGCTGGAATAGATGTTGACGCAGCAAAAGCTGTTAGTTTTCTTGCATCGGTATCAATATTTGGCATTTCAACCATAAAGAGATATGGACGAGATACATCGTTTATTATATTTCTAAATCCGTGAAGATTTATGCTTGTATCGTTACCAAAATCTTTAGGAAATGGCATTTAAATAACCTTTCTTAGTAAATGGGCCAAAATCTTTAAATTGATTTTGGCCCATTCGTGAGTCACAAAAAAACAAACTTTAATTAAGCCCCACCACCGTTGGTAGCTGTATTTCCAGTTTGTGTATTGATATCTACAGAACCAGCCAAAGCACCGAGGTCGGTTTGAGCACCAATACCAGTAGCACCGATCTGGAAGGCAGATTCGTTAGCGACGAATGGATTGGAAGCATCAATGGTGAAGTAGTCGTAAGCAAATTCAACTGGGAACTTAGACCAACCAGTTTCTTCGTGTGATAATTGAATATCACCGACTGAGGTTGGGAAAAGACCCACGAATTGATAAGTAGCAATTCTGGCACCATTTCTTGCTAACTGAACGACTTTAGCAAGATCGTACTTGTAGCTTACTGGAGCACCAGCTTGTAATCTCTGAACATCGTAAGCAGTTTGTGTCCAACTCATAAATCTGTTACGAAGAGCATGGAGTTCATCGCAGAGGAACTCAACACTCCAAGTACCTTCAATATTTGCTGGACCAGCTAAACGAAGTTTCTGAGACTGGAATGGGATTTCAATCGTACTGACAGAATACTTTGGTAAACTGGCAGTACGGGCGAAAGCGGTCATTTTTGCTGTATTTGCATCAATATTTGGCATCTCAATCATAAAGAGATATGGACGGCTTACGTCACGAATTGTTTGACGGAAGCTATAGAGATTCATTGATTCAACATCTGATGGGAATGGCATAAGTTATTACTCCTATTATTAATTAATTTTATTATGCCCCACCGACAACTTCGGAGAAGCTTACACCAGTATTTACGGCAGTAAATACGAGCTTGATGAATTCAATGGCACGAGTTGGTTTGACGAGGATTTCGGCAACGAACTCATTACGATCAACTACATCTGGTGGGTTGTTGGTAGAGTCACAAACAACGAGGAAGTCAGTTACACCACGACGAACCTTGATATCTGAGAGGAAACCATTAACAAGACCACGGAATCTGCTACGAGTGATTTCATCATTGATTTCAAAGAGGAAATATCTAGCAAGTTTCTCAATACTTCTCTCCATGTGGAGGAAGAGTCTACGAACATTGATTCTATCAAAGGCACTTGGACGAGCCTGAAGTGTCTTTTGACCCCAAATGACGATGCCTTGACCAGTGAAGTTAACGATTGGGTTAATTCTGTTAACATACATAACATCTCTTTGTGGCTTATCTGGAGTTACGGCAACATCAACGATACCATCAATGATACCACGGTTTAAGCCAGCAGGAGCATACCACTGAGCAGCATTGAAGTCTACACGAGCGATAGTAGCACCAACATAACCTGTTACTGGAACCCAACGTTCAACTTCATTGAATCTATCAAAGATCTTGAAGTATTGGCCGTATATAGCGGAGTATGAAGAATTGATCTTAAGATCATTTGCAACATAATTCTTCATGCTAGTTACATACTGAGCTACTGGACGATGAGTAGTCAAGTTAACCATAACATTTTCTGGAACATTGAGAATCACGAAGCAATCTTTACGGATATTCTTAGCGATATCATCAATTGCTTGCTTAACAACGGTTGGATAGTCTGGATCAAGGAAAACGTCTAAATCAAGAGTTTCCTTGTTGGTAAACCATTCTCTCCATTGACTTTCAATTTCCCCATTAAGATCACCGAGAGAAGTTGTGAGTGCATCAGCACCAGCTAAGTTAATCTTACCAGTTGAAACTGGCTCAACACCAGAGGCAGTAGTAGGATCATCAGAGATGAAGAAGTATATGAAGTTACTCTTTCCATTGATAAGATCTGGAGCAAACATCTTATTACCAAAATCATCAACCTTGTCTGGGGTATTTGATACGAGATACTGTTCAGCCAAATTTCCCTTTGGATCATATACAAACACTGCGAATTCATCGCTGTTTGTATAAATGTTGGTATTGGTATCAAGTATTGGCTGTGGTCCAAATTCAAATGAGGTGTATTGATCAAGTAATGCAGTATCGAGATACCAAACTTGGACAGAATCAATAACTTCACTGGTGATAAGATCATCTTTCAATAATGAACAAGAGAGATAATCACCACCATCAGTGTAATATGGATCGCTTGATGCTGGTGGGGTTGCACCAGTCCATACTGAATCAGCGGAGGTTGCTGGAGTACCAGTATAGTATTTCTTGATGATAGCTTGCTTTTGCTGGGAGGTTACAGCTTGAGCATACTCTTCTTTAAGTTCAAGGAGGGCCTTATAGTCAACTGAGTTAACAGTGGCGACTTTAACACCTTCGTAGTAAGGACCAGCACCAACAGCATAAATATGGAACATTTCTGAACCACCGCCAATATTGAATACTGGGGTATTACCATTTAAAGCTTCGGTATCACCTACATTGTCGTAGCTGAGTGGGAAGAACTCTGATGCTTTAGGGGTTGGATAGGTGCTAATTATTGGTGTACCACATGCAGTGAATGCACCAGAAGTACCTACAGTAACACCAGCACAGAGCTTGGTTTTATCTTCGGTTCTTACGAGCCAAAGCTGATCGGAAGCCTTTAAGAAAGAACTAGCAGTAAACCAATGTTTAAAGTTAACATCATCTGGTTCACCGAAAGTTTCAATAAGCTGCTTTTCGCTATTTATTAAAATTGGTTTATTGATTGGTCCTTTTTCCGCTGCTATTACTAAAGCACCAACACTAGAAGTGACGGTTGGAATTCTTAATGTAAAGTCGCGTTCAATTATTTCTACGCCTGGAGAGGATTGTGCCATAAATTTTTACTCCTTGTAATCTCTAGAAGTATTTATATTGGCATTTCTATTATTTAGAATTTTTTATGTTTTCCCTTGATTTATACCCTTATTTATAATTTTAAAATTTGGATAATTCATTTTTAAAGTCATTTGTTGGTGTACTACGGAAAAAAGAGTTTAAAAAGGTAGATGCTATCTCTTCATCTGGTGATGCTTCTTGTGTAGGATTCTGTTTAGTTACATTTGCGGGATTTGAAATTAAATGATTTTTCTTCAAATAAAATAAATGATCATCCCAATATTTTGATCGAAGACAATAAGAAACCCAATATGTAGAAGAAACAGTATCATCGTAGAAATTATTACCAACTCTAGCTTTGAAAACACCCGCTCTTACTTCCTCAAAATATCCCAATTCATTTACTTCAGTACCAGAATTTATTTTTAAAAGATCGTTTTCTAAATCATCTTTCATATAATTGCAAGCTAAAGGTTTAGTTTTAACATTTGCATTTATACCAAATTCTTGTCTATCGTAGTCAAAGTAATTATATTCATACTCATGTTCATGATGTAAGCCATCTGCAACTACAGCACCTAATTGATTATTTTCAACTATTATAACTGGATTAAACCATTGTTTTGATAATTGTACTAATTTAATCATAAAATCAAATATAACAATATCATTTTTTCTAAACATTGCTACTTGTTCATAAACCCCATTTATATGCCAATCGGTCACATCAAATATATTAGCAACTGAGAAGTCACTATTAGAACCTTTAGCAACATCAACACCAATCATATAAAGTCTGCCAGGGCGGGGTTTTTTCCAGATGGAATACCCTGGTTCTGGGGTAAGTATTGGATCTTGCCCCTTTAAGTTCATTAAAGCCTTACCTTCTATGAGTGTTTTGGTTGATCCAGTAAAACTTAGCTCGTATTCTTGGGCGAACTGTAATTTTCCATTATCACCCAATGCAGATATCATATTTTTCTTCCATTCCTCATCTCTACCAGGAACAGAGTCCCAACTAGCCTTATGAGCGACGAAGCTATTTCCATCTGCATTCTGTATAGCTTTTTTCCATAAATCGTAATAAAGACCAGCAGCACCATTTGGAGTCGAAACTATAATACAACGACCATCTTTACCGCCAATTGTAGGAAGAACGGCAGTCCAGAACTCTTGAGCAACGTTTGCGGGTAAGTGAGCAAACTCGTCTACGAAAAGTAAGTTAATAGACTGACCACGAATTGCATCCTTAGAAGTTGCAGCAGCAATAATCTTACTACCATTATCAAATTCAATATTAAGTTCATTCCATTCTCTTTGTCCTGGCTTTAACCAATCTGGCATTTCATAATATGCATTCTTAATATCATCCATCAATTCAGTAGCGGCTCTTTGTTTATTAGCAAGAATAGCCACAGAAAAATCTTTAGTAAAGAATGTAACCCAAAGAATATACATACACGAAATGGTTGATTTACCAACCTGACGAGCAGCACATAATATATTATGTTGTTTGGCTACGAAAGAAGTTAAAATTGATTTCTGGAAATCATATAACTTCATTAACTGTTTACCCTTATCGTTGTGGGTAGATACAATATAATAATAATTTTCAGCGAAGTAAATAGGATCTTGAGAGCATTTTATATACTCTTGAAGCATCTCAGGAGTATACTCCATCTTTTGATCGGGTCTTTTAGTTCCCTTTTGACTAAAATTTATTGGCATGATTAATCCTTGCTAACATTAATGGTCTTTGTTTTATCTACTTGGACCTTTTTCATCATATCAAGGATATCAGAGGGACTTCCAAAGAAATTATTATTAGTAATCTTTGCTTGGTTGCCACTATTACTAAATGCAATTTTCTTAATTTCGTTGCTTTCTCTAGCAATAGAATTCTTTTCTTTCTTAACTTCAACCTCTTGAAGTTCCTTGGCAGCAGATGTTACTGCATTTAAAGCGGCTGCTAGACATTCAACTGCTCTACCTTCTGAATGTGCTTCAATTTCAGTTTGGAGGGTTCTACTTGTTTGTAAACCAATTTCCATAACTTCTCTTAAGGCTGCTTTAACATAATCTTCATCACCAGTTTTACGACGAGCTTCTATTTGATCTTTCATAACTTGAATTTTCTCAAGTTTTTCTTTAAACTTCTCTTCATCTACTGATGGTTTTTCATTAGGGGAATTAAGGTTACTTAATTCATCGTTAATGTTTAGTAAATCTTTTAAACTATTATCAACTTCTTCTGCACTCATATTAACTCTCCACACTCCATACGAGTTTATAACCATTTACTTGTGGTATATCTGATAATTGTACCACAAAATTTCCATTATTGATACTTAATATACCACTAATTGAAATATTATCTTCATCGGTTGTATTATAAATGTCAACAATTGGTATTGATGATGTGTTAACTCTTGGATCAACTATAGTAATTGTATTTGACCCAATTGGTATATCTACTACTAGATCACCTATAATTTCCGCTCTCCAGACTACTTTATAACTAGTGCTTGTTGGTATATTAGATAGTGTTAATACAATGTTACCATCATTAACATCAGTTACAGTGACATTTAACGGAGCATTACCATTTGGAGTTACAACATATGCTGAAACAATTGAACTAGCCCTTATTCTGGAATCTGTTACTGTTACTGTCTGAGAACCTATCGTGGTATTAACAACACCAAAAGCATCTTGCTTACCGAGTTTTGGATCTCTTCTATTCATTGAGTCTATAAGACCCTGTGGTATATGAAGTGGCTTCATTTCATTTGGTTGAATTGGAAGGCCACTAACTTCATCATAATATTGACTTATATAGAATTCATCTTCGGCTTTAAATTCTTTTATAAAGCTTCTTAAATTTTCCTCAATGTCGGCAAAACAAGCACCACCAGAGGTAGCTGAGAAAACCACCACTTGTTCACCAAAAGCTTTATTATTAGCCTGTGGTTGTCCTATATTTAAATACATTTTCTGTATTGGTCTATCAATTGGATTTTCTGGTTTATAGAAATTGCATTCCATATTAAAGGAAATAGTTGCTTGTAAGACTCTTCGATCTGGTTGATTTAACTCATAAACGAAATTAAGATTTTCAGATTCTTTAACAACTTTACATTTTCTTTCGGAACCAACACCTTTTTCATAAAGGGAGATGTAAGCTTCTGGGTGGAAGAAAGGTAAAATATTTTCAAGTAACTGAGCCAAATCATCCATATACTTAGCCCACAAAGTAACTTCAAAGTTTAACTTATAAGGAACAGTCTGAATATCGGTGTGGACATATTTCTCATCACAACCATCTTCATCTTTATCAGCATATTCAACATAAAGTCTTCTTTTATCTCTTTGACCTTTCATTCTTTCTGCATCAAGGGATACACCGTTCCATACAATAGAAATGGATGGGAGATAGTTTTCGTACTGGATACCTTGTTGATTTGGGTTTTGATCCCAATTACCTTTCATCAATGCCGCCACAACTTTTTCTTTAGGAGCAAGATAAACTGGTACTTGTTTGGTGCCGACTGCTTTACCTTCGGCATCGTAAATATGCACTTGCATATCGTTGAAGATATCACTGAATGCGGCAATATGGTGCCATATCACCTTATTATAGTAAAATTTTTCATAGCGATTGCTTACCTCCAATTTTTTCTTTTAGTTTATACATTTAATTCTTCTATATTGTTTGTTAATTCATCAACAGAAACTACAAACAATTCATCATATTTTCCCATCATGTCTCTAGTAAACTCTTTTACTGGTGTATAGTTTTTACCATCATAAATATATGCATTGTATTGTTGACTTAATCTATTCCATATATTAAAACTTCCATATCCATCTTCACCAGTTAAGGTGACATCAGAATATAAAGTATGGAAATAATTCTCAATCATATGCATATAAACAGTAGTAGCGATACCTTTTCCATGATGTTCATCAGCAACAGCAGCGGATTCGGTCTGCCATTGATTTTTATTATTTTTTCTCCAAATAAATTCACCAACAACTTCTGGAAAATAATTCGTTAAAATTATTACATATATAGTGTCTTTATTTCTTTCGTAAATTTCACCAGAGTATTCTTTATTTACTTTAAATTTATCTAATTTATTAAAACCACCATCAGCTAAAAATTTCTTATAAGCATCATAGTTAGAATCAATACTTGTTGAAATATTCTTACTAGAATCCTTCCATGCTGGCATCTCGTTAAGTTTCTCTTCGTCTATCCCAGCCTTCTTTAAGTCACTATAGTAACTTGGATTTTCCCATAAGTGATCTTTAACAATCTCATCTGCCGTTAAGTTACTATCGGTATGTTCTTTTTCAACTTCCAAACCAATATCCCATTGTTGTTTCAAGTGTTCGATAGAAACACCGTGTTTAACAGCAATATCTTCAAGAGATTTATTATCTGCCAATCCACCTTTAAGTACATTTGCCTCTATAAAGAGACTTTTAATTTTATTTCTTAAATATTTTTTCATTACCAATCACCCCAGTAAGCCCTGTCCCTCTTTAAAACTATCCCACCGCTTCTCAATCCAGTTAATGGATCTTTCTTTCCTTCAGTGATATCTCGTATTGCTTTATTATCTGCGAATTGCTCAAAGTCATTTGGACCGTCTGCATTAGCCAAAGTTTTTGGGCGAGGGACATTATATTTGTCTTTAATTCTACCAGAACCATCTTCAACATAAGCATCTGCTGGAGCACCAGCAATAAGATTTCCATTTTGATCAGTAACACCATATTGCTCGTTTGAAAATTCTCTATTCTTACAAGTTAAAATATATACATTTTTTTGACCAAAAATATTACCTTCTAACCCCAATGTCATCCAATCTACATGAAGAATTTCATAACCAATATTACTAACTTGTGGAAGATAGAAATTGTCACCAGGGAGAGGATCACGAGAAACTAATTTTCTGAAAGTTGGTAAATGAATATATATCTGAAACTCGACTTGAGTTATTTCACCAAATCCATTATAAACAAGATTCTCTTCAAATGCCCCATCTTTAACTATACATGTTAATTGTCTTTTATAGATATATCTCTTGTTTACATCTTCGCCAAATATTCTGTCTCTATTATAGTTTACATCTACTGGAAAATAATCAATAGGAATCCCGCTGATGGCAAACACTTCCGCCATCGCATTATCGTACATCTGAACTTCATTATACTGATTCCAAGGACCAGTATATTGCTTGAAGAACTTTTTCTTTGAAAGTGGGTTGTTTAAGCCTGCCATAATTTATTATCCAACAAAAAAGCCAGGAGGCTCACCGTATTTATTATCAGCAATTTCTTGCTCTAATTTTTCAATTTCTTCTTTTCCTTCTGTGTAATAGAAATCCCCATTAATAGTGGCTCCACCTGGGAATGTCATTCCTTCATATTTCTTGGTATTCATACCAATTACTTTTTTACACAAAGCTAAAGCATATCTTCTGATCCATATCTGATCATAAAGATGTTCATCTGCAACTCTACACCAAACTGGAATTATAAACATACCAGAACATGATGGGCGAGGAGATAATCTAACTTTTCTTTCAGCTTCAAGGAATTGGACCATAGTTTTAACAGTATAACGTTGCTTCATCATTTCCATATACTGAAGACCTAATTCATACGTAACCAAATCCACACCACCACCTTGTGGTCTGTAGCCACCACGAGATCCATAGGAATTATAGCCAGAGAAATCTGACCACACCGTACCAGGGAAGAATAATCCAGCAGCCATTGCATTACCACCAATACCAGCAAGGGTTGGTGAATTAAAAGTTTCAGCCGAAGCAAAAGCAAAGTTTAACATAGGGTCGTTTGGAGCATAACCACCACCCGCAGTAACCCAATTTCCTTGAATAGTTGGTGCCATATTACTGCTACCAAGTGGTGTTCCAACGGCTAAAACATTTCTTGGAAGTTGATATTCCGCCTTATAAAGAATCTCAGCAACACCATGAGCACTAGCAGTTACCATTTCAGTAGTGGTTGGCAAAGTTCCAATCTCATTAAATCTTTGTGCTTGAATTATGGCTAAATATTGTTCTTCATTACCATGAGCACCAGCATGTTCTGTAAAATATTCAATAGCCTCATCAATACAATCATCCATCTGTGAAACATCAAGAATAACATCTACAACTGGTTCGCCTAGTTGTCTTCTGATCCAATTGCTTAGGTCTGCTTTTGTTCTTACTTTCATTATAGTTCCTTAATTATTTTCTTTAAAAACTTTAGAAGTTCCCACTTATCACTTGAGATATGGTTATATTCAACTCCAGCATCATCAAGGAACTTAATAATTTCTTCTTTTTTCAAGCTAAACCATTGTTTATTATTATATTTCTTTAAAGTTTCAAGTGTTTCCTTACTGAATCCATCTGTATTGATTTTTTTACCTACTTCTTGGCTAATATCAACCACTTGAACTTCTTCTAAGATAGGTTTTGATTCTGGCATTGTAATATTTATTCTTTGAACATTGGGAAGTGATAAAGAATCTTCTGGTGACACAGTTTCCATGATAGGCTGAGAATGTCTTATAGTTAGATTCTGATTATTCATTCTTGGTTGATCTCTTTGTTCGTAAAGACCCAAAAAAGCAAATCCTGGGACACCCATCATATACTTATTATCAACAACAACAGTTTGTCCTCTTTGAACATTAAGGTACTGTCCATTAATATTAATTCTTATAGGATCACTTCTTATTCTTTTATAAACACACAATGCCATATAATAATTTCCTTTATATATTTATATTAACTTAATTCTGCTCGTTCTTTTCTTAAGGCAGATAGTTTCCTTTTATAATCATCAAATTCTTTTTCTAATTCATCAATTAATTCTTTTGTTGCTTCATATTCGGAGGTATTGATATCTCCAGTTTTAACGAAAGTTATTTGTCTTGCTCTTGCTAAATCAAGACCATATTTAACTTCATCTAACATTTCTTCCATATTCTTTATTGAAGCATTTAAAAGTTCAATCTTGTTATTAGGATTGACTGAATCCATATCTACCATATAATTATCCTTCTTTCTTTGTTTTGTTTTTCTTACTTACTTTTAAATCGTCCGCATTTCTTTTTTTAAGTTCATATTCTATGTATTTTTGAACGACATTGAGGGTATGGTCTGGTAATAATTCCCAAAAATCTTTACGAGAAATTAACTCAGAGACTACTGTGAATAATTCTTGAAATTCTTCATCAGTTGTTGCACTAGCTATAGATTTTCTTTCTTGAACTTTTACTTGCATTTCTTCTTTAGTTACTGCTTTAAGTTGTTCTCTATGAACAATAATTGCTGGTTCTGGTACAAAATATATATTACTAGAAGATTTTTTAGGTGTATCTAATGAAAGTCTTTCAAGTATATTATTAATTTTTCTGGTCATAATAATTCTCCTTGAAGTATTATATCACAAAAACAAAAAACCCCGCCGAATAATCAGCGGGGTTTTTGAGGTTAAAACCAGATTATCTCTGGAAGTTAACACCACCAGCGGAAACGCTTGGTGCGAGGCTACTATTGCTGAGATTCTTAACGTGGATATAACGGTAATAGTTCTCAGAACCGAAGAGGTTGTTGCAAATACCATATCTGGTCATTACACCAATTCTTGGGTTGAAGGAATCTTGTCCAACGGCATTGACGAACATCAATGGAACGTATGGGCAGTAGATCAAGCCACTGTCATTGTCACGTGGTCCCTTGTAACCGACTACAGCGTAGTCAACACGAGCGAACATGTCACGGTAGACGGTGAAACGACCGATCTGACCAACTTTAGCAACACCAGAAACTTCGGTGGTGAGGTTGGTAGCAACACTTGAAGGAGCGAAAGCTTCGAGGGCTTCAAGAGCAGCAACAACTGCTGGGGAAGCGAGAACGAAGTTACCAGCACCTCTACGAGTTGCAACGGCGATTTCATTGGAAGCCTTGAGAAGAACAGTGTAAAGAGTGCGGAACTTCTCTTGTTCCCAACGACCATCAGCAGTACCATTAGCAGCACCAACTGAACCGTAGTTCCAAACAAGTACGCCACCGAGCTTTGAAAGCTCAATGATGTTGTTCTTAACTTCGGCATCAATTTCAGCAGCAATCTCATAGGCGAGAAGGTCTGAAAGTTCCTGAGCAACGTCAACCTGATGCATATTCTGCAAGTCCTGTTGAGCTTCATGGGTCCAACGAGCAGCTAACTTACGGGTCTTAGCTACGATTTCCTGAGCTTCAACGGAGAGGCCCATGTAACGAATACCATCTGGTGATTCGCCACAGATGTAGGATTCACCGAGTTTTTCGCCAGTGTGGACATCATAACCAGCACGCTTATCGAGTTGATAATCGCCACCCTTGATGTTACCATTGTCAACAGCAGTTGCCCACTCAGTAACAGCAGCCATGTCGGCGGAAGTTGGGAGGGAGGTAGCTGAAGTTGGGGAAGAACCAGAGAAGAGGCTGTGTACAGTATTGTAACCAGCTTCATCACCAGCAGTTGCACCACCAGCGGTGGTCTGGTAACGGTTACGAAGAGCATAGGCAAGACCAACTGGGGTAAACATTGGCTGAACACCAACGAGGTCATTGCTTACGAGTTCTGGGAACACACGAGCGACCAATGGCATAGCAATGGCCTTGAAACGAGCGATACCAGCAGTACCGTCGCAATTTGCAGGTGCATCAAGAGTGCCAGCAGTACCAGCACCAGAAACGGTTGCGCCACCGTAGCTCTCATAGAGCTTACCGCTGAAATAACGGTGCTCCTGTTCAAGCATTGCGGCAGTGTGAGCAGCTTTCTTGTCGCTGCGGATATGGGAAACCATTGGCTTCCACTTGTTCAAAAGTTTTTCGGCTAAAGCGTGATTCATATATAACTCCTTTATTTGTGTTAATTAGTACGCTAGATTATATTTATAGAAAAGCTTATCCTTTTAAGCTTCTATTTAATCCATTGACCCAAGAATTCATTTCTGGATCTAAATTTTGTGGTTGTCCACCTGTTACTGATTCCTGCAATTTTTGCATTTGCTTCTTTGCGGTTTCGGTTATAACAGTTTGTTGAGCAGGCTTTCTCACAGACTCTTCAATAACTACTTCCTTGATCTTCTTGAAGGCATCTTCAATTTCACCAAGTTCGTATCTCTCTAATAATACCTTTGCTCTTTCTTTTTGTTTAGCAGTAAGACCTTCGAGAAGATTATTAATCTTAGTTGCTTTTTCTAAATCTTTAACTCTAGCGGCTAATCTCACATTGTCCTTGATCTTGGCATTTAAGCTTTCGGTCAATTTCTCAGTCTCCTCTTTAGCCTCTTTGATTGCTGTGTGACCAGTGGAATCAAATTGGATATAAGCTTTGCCGAAAGTCTTGATCATACTTTCAACAATAGGCTTGTAAGCGGCGGCTTGGACGGCAGCTTCCATAATTTTCGCAGGAATAGCTTCGGTGAACTTTGTATCCATAAATTCGGATACTCTTTCAACGATTTTTCCTTTGAAGGCATCAACCTCTCTAGCAAGAGCTGCTTCTTGCAAATTTTTGTGTTCCTTTAACTCTTCGATGGCTATTTCTTCCATGTACTTTTTACTTTCAGCACATTGTTCGAGAGCTACAGAAATAAGTTGTTCTTTGACTAAGGCGATTTCTTCAGCATTGACCTTTTCGGCAGCTTCCATAAATTCCTTAATGCTTTCTAAACAGATTGCTTCCTTTTGGTCGGCAATTGATCTCTGTTCAGCGGCAAAAGCACTAGTAACTTCTTCTAATGCTTTTTCCTTTTCTTGTAAAATTTTGTTTTGTTCAGAAACCCACTCTTTTAACTTAACTTCTTTTTCTTGAAGTTGCTTGAGAGCTTCTGCTACTTTTGCTTCAACCATTTTGTCGAGCAAAGCTGAGACTTCGGTTTGAACTTCTTCAGAGAGAAGTTGTTTATCAAAGCCTTCAAAAAGTTTAGCTAAAACTTTATCTTTCATAGTGTGTCCTCTTTACTTAATGTTATTTATAAAGCTTTCCTTAAAAAATTATCAAATTCTTCCAAAGAAGTCTTTAACTGAATTAAGGATGTATGAATCAACATCCTTTTTTGGCAATGAACTTAAATTATTCTCTAAGTGTTCATATGCTCTTGAAATTCTCTTAGTATTAACTTGAACATAATTTCCACCTTGGAGAATATATTCTTTTCCTTCAAGAATACCTTCAACATATCCTTCTGGTGCAGATGGATCTGCTACGATATCTTCCGCAATTAATTCAAATTGTGTCACTAAATTTTCACCAACTGGTCCTTTAGAAAGTTCCCCAAGACCCCTTGAAGAAACACCGAGTTGACCACCACTTTTAATTATTGATGAAGCAATTCTTCCATATTCAGTATCAAGTAATTTTGCTTTACCCAATACATCGTTCCCATTCCAAGTTAATTCGGTGATCATATGGGATACTCTGTGAAGATTAATTTCAACACCATCTGGATGTCCCAATTCACCGTATGAGCGAAGCTTAGGTCCATTCATTCTATCTTGCATATATTTTGCAACAGCATTTTCCATTACATACTTGTCATAGACTCTTCCGTTTCTATTTTTAACAAGACATTGAATGAATATACCAGAGATATACATATCTTTGGTTCCCAATTCTTTATTCTCAATCAAGGTGACATCTTGAATTGCATTAAAATTTGGGGCAGCAGCTTCAGTAATAAATTTAAACATTTTAAAAACCTCTTCAAATATTTATAATATTAATAATCGTTTGCTAATTTTTTTGCTTCTTTTGAAAGTACTTCTTGACAATATTTTTCTGCTTTCTCAGCAATATTTGAGTCAAGTCTTAGCGAAACCATGTTTTTGAAAGCACTTTCGGCTTGTACATAGTTATCTTCCGCAATTGAATTCAAAAATTCTTGTGCGAAGTTATTGTATTGTGTTCTTGTTTCCATGATATTTTTTGTCTCCTCTATATCAACTTTATCTATCAAGTTTTGAAATTCTTTCATTACACCACCCCAGAAAATTGAATCTCCTTTTACTTTTGAAGATGCATTCTTTTTCACAGCCAATTCCCAGAATTGTTCAAGCTGTGATTGTGGTAAACCAGTTTTAATAGCCATAGTTTTTAACAAAACAGAGCTACTTTCATTTAATGATTCTTTATATCTTTCTGGCTCAAAATCCATTCCATGTGCTTTTAGCCACTCAGCGGCTTGTTCAGCATCAGACTTTGGTGTAGAAGCAACTGGCTCAACTGTGTTATCTTCAGGTGTCTCGTCAGCAGATTTTTCTGCTTGTAATTCTGCGATTTTCTCTTCGATATCATCTTTTTTATTTTTATAGATATCAACCAATTTTGATTTTTGTTCCATTTCATCTTTATGTTTTACTGATATTCCTCTCTCCGAAGAAAGGGCTTTTTTAGTAGTCATGTAATCATGTAATGCTTTTTGATATAACTTATCTGTTGTTTCTAATTCCTTCTCTAAGTTTTTAATTCTAGAGTCAATTTCGCTACTTGGTTCTTGTTTATTAGCAAAGACATTTGTTGATTTGATTGGCATATCAGTCAATCTATTAGCAAAATTAATTAATTCAGATCGTAAGTTTTCAATTTCTGCTTTATGGGTTGGGTCAGATATTCTTGACATTTCTCTCTTTAATTGGTCAAGATTATTTAATGCTAATTGCTTTGTCTGAGCATAACTAGGATCTGGAAGTTCCTTTGATTTCTTGGTAAATATATTAGCAATATCTGGGATTGGATTTCTAGGATAATACCTAATGTATGTTTTTAATTCTTTTAAAGCCGCATCTACTTGTTTATTCAAAAGAAATCTATCCTCTTTTGGTAATCCAGTAGGTGTTTTTACATTTTGTGCTGCTTTTCTTTTTTCGGCGGCAGCTTTAATCATTGCTAATCTTTGTTGTGGTGTCATTTTTTAATTCCTTTTAAATCTTATTCCAATACCGAATCTGCTCCAGAATCCCCACCTTCACCGCTATCACTTTCTTCATCATCGGCTAAAAGCTTCTTGGCTTGTTTCTCAGCAATTCTCTTTTCAATATGTTTAGCCCAAGTATCATCATCCATTTCAAGATAATCTTTTACAATCATCTCTGTGGAGAATATAGGTTCATCAGTATCAATAAAATCTGCGAACTTACTGAAGTTCTCAAACTTAAGTTCAAGAATCTTAGCTTCAAAGAACTTATCAAACAAATTATTGCTAAACATGGCTAAAGAAATATCTTTTTCCTCAAGACCAAATTCTTCCCAAATTCCCTTAAGTTTCAAATGGGTAATGAATGTTTGTTTGTAAATATTTACGAATCTTTTACTAAATCTCTTAACTTCTTTAACGAATTTAACTTCTTCACGGGTAATATCTTGAGTATCACCGATTGAGAACTTATTGTCTTCACCAAAGCGGCTCTTAGGAATCTTTAAGCCACGGTAGAGTTTATTGAGGAAATAATCAACGTCACCTATTTCACCAAGACCTTGACCACCTGGAAGAGAGGTAACATCTGAGCTTTTTCCACCTTGGAAAACTGGGAACCAAAAGTCTTCGGTCATAGCCATAGCATCAAGACCTTCAGATACATCACCAGTCTTAGGATCAAAGAACTTACGTTGGCGATATTTGTTCATCATCTCTTGAACGAAATGTTCTGCCTTGCCCTTTGGTAAGTTACCAACATCTATCTTAAAGATTCTTCTCTCTGGAGCACGAACGAGACGATAGATAACAAGTGCATCTTCTAATAACTTCAAACGACGATATGTTGTTTTGGCTTGCTCAAGGAAACTTAAAATTAATTTATCTTGTTCAGTTGCATCATAATTAGCTATACCAGAATTAGCATACGAAACGGCTGCTTTTGGTAGGTTTATTATTTCTTTATCGTTCTTATATGCAAAGAAAGAGATGTCTTCAGCTTCAAGATCATCCCAAATAGGATGAACTCTAGTTGTCATTAATTTCTTAACCTTAGTGATACCCTTTTCTGGGGAGTCATTATCAAAGCAATTTTCAAGAGCAATTTCACCATCTGTTAAGAATTCTCTAAACCAGATATCTACAGTTTCATCTGCTTTTATAACTTCATACATGAGATGATCAAATTCAGAATTAATAGTCTTTCTAGCATGCTCATTGTCTTTAAGAGTCTGATTATTAATTTCTAAATTGCAGAATTTAGTTCCATTTTTATCATAATTTATTGCTTCATCAACATATTCATCAATAGCAAAGGCTATTTCTGGGAACTTTGCCATTTCTCTGTATATCTCAAGTCTCTGTTGTTTACTTGCTTCGCTTTGATAGATGTACTTTGAATATACATTCATCATACCGCTGAATTCTGCGATACCAGCAACATCTTGCAAATCAGAAATACCTATATTTTCTGTTTTACCTTTATTGTGGTTATCTTTACTTTCAAGTGCATTGTAAATGTCTTGACGAACCTTGAAGAATCGTTCCTTCTCAGAGGAAGTAAGTGCATCCTCTCTTGTTCTTTTACCAAAATTTCTTCCAAAGTTAAAATAGTCTCTTAAAGCCATAAAATTTCCTCATTTATATATTATATCCCATTTCTCTTAGATAACTTAATGGCACTTTTCATTTGTTCAATAACATCTTCTTTTACAACAACCTTTTCTAGATCTCTTATTCTTGAAATTTCATATGTTCTAATGAAAGATGCGAAGTTTTTCTGCTTCTTATTTATGCCATTAAAAAAAGTTTTCTCAAATCTTGTATATGTTGAGATTACTGGGTTTTTGAATTTATCTTTTGGTGTTAGGATATTTTCACCAATAGTTTCTGGAGCATGTTCCAAACTATATGCAAGATCTTCATGTTCAGAAAACATTTCTTTTATGTATGTTTTCATGAAATTAATACCTTCGCTTATTGAGATAGGCTTACCTATTTCATCAGTTAGACGAAGCATATAGTTTTTTAATTCAACTGCTTTTATTTGTTTTTTACTTGGATCTGCATATAAAAAAATACTTAATCGATCAAGTAATCTTCCCTCTTTAGGGGCCAATAATTTCTTTTCATTACTTGGGGTTGAATATTTAAAAGTAATTATTTCCCCTAAACTGACCTCTTCTAATTCTTTTGACTCAGTTACTCTTGAAGGGAACTTTATTTTTAAAATTTTAATATCCCCGTTTTTATTTTTAAAACGGGAATCTGTATGTGACATGAGAATATTAGATGGGTTCAAACTTATACTCATACCACTATTTATAAATATCAGTTTATGAGCAATCATTTAAACTTCAAAGTCAACAAAAGTAGCGACCACCATCAAGGCTTTTTTATGCCTCAAAATAGGGAAAAATATAAAGGTGTAAAATTACCTTTTTTCCGCAGTGGATGGGAACGTTCTATGATGGAGTTTCTTGATAGAAACCCTAATGTCATTGAATGGATCAGTGAGAAACCAGAAGTTCCTTATATCAATCCATTAACAGGTACGAAGTGGCACTATCACCCAGATTTCGTTGTTAAGATTAAAGAAGGTTCTACTACTAGAATTGAAATGATTGAGATAAAACCAAAACACGAAACGGAACCACCAGTCCCTTCCCCCAAGAAGAGGAAAAAGACTTTGATGGAACAGCAAGAGAGATGGGTTTTAAACGATGCTAAATGGAAGGCTGCTAGAGCCTACTGTAAAGCACATAACTGGAACTTTAAGGTACTTTATATGGAAAATAAAGTATTTAAAGAGGCTACGACTGTTGGGTTGCGGTTGGTGTGAGTTTTGATAAATTCCTTCTAATTGCGGAAATATTATCAAATAACTCTCTTAAGTTCATATCACGAACATATGTCGTAAGTTTTCTTGTATCTGTTAATTGGTAATCATCAATTAAATTTTCAAGACTCATTATAAGTTCTTCTGGGGTATTTTCAAGATCTATGAGTTCTTTATTTCTATCATAGTTTCTCTTTATTTCTTTTGGTTTCCCATCAGCATCAACTTCATTAAGAAGTTCATAAATTTTACCACTATCAATTAATTCTTCTGCGGTAACTGGCCCAATTCTTGCTCTAATTGGTGGAATATTATCAGATGTATCCCCAGTTAAAATCTTAGCCTCTAAGAACCTTTTAGGACTCTCGCAAGTTTTCTTTTTACCAGTTTTTGAATCATATATCTCAACATTCTTATACTTGAGCAATTGTAGATAGTCACTATCATTGGTGACAACAATATTATTATCATTTGAGTATCTTCTAACAAGATGTGCTGCAATATCATCTGCTTCTAAATTATCATGTCGTAATGAGTAGAATGGAAAATTATCAGTCAATTCGTTATAGAATCCCTTTAAGAACTCATAAAACTCTTCCCAATTAATATCTTGTTTATCTCTTAGTTCTTTTCTATGACCTTTATAGAAATCATACTTTTGTTTTCGCCAATTCTTACCTTGACAATCAAAGCAAATAAATACCTTATCTGGTTTAAATCTATCAACAGACATGAGTATTTGACGAAGAAGCGAACTTCTTAGAACATTAATACCTAACATTTTAATGTCATCCTTAGCACCAAATAAACATCTATATGCCAAAGGGCTGATATCAATAATTAAATTTTTCATTAAATACATCCTATCAAGTGTATTATAATGCCAAAAAAATAAAGTCAACCATAATTAAATGGCTGACTTTATTCTTTTATAATTTATATCAATTACTTGTTCAAGCCTTTGTTACCTTGATTCAATTCAGAATCAAGAGGTAAACCGAGGGCGGAACGGACTTTACCACGGAACTCGCTCATAAAGTCTTTTGGAGCACCAGTAGCACCTTCTTTACGATCAACTGGTTTGGCTCCTTCAACAGCAGCCTTATTACCAATCTTTTCGTCTCCAGAACCAACTTCTTTGACACCAGCGGCAGCACCAGCTTCACGGTCTACTGACTTGGTGTTGCCCATGTCGCCGTTCTTTGGTTCAAAAGCTTTAGGGGCATCTTTTGCACCTTCGCCACGATCAACGGGCTTAACATCGCCACCCAAAGATGGTTTGCTAGTACCACCATCTTCATCTGGTCCAATTTTCTTGTCGCTGTTACCAGCACCCTTTAATTCGGATTCTTGTAACTTCTTTTTCTCTGCGACTAAATCTGCAAGTGTTTTTGCCATAAAATTTCTCCTTAGTTAATTCCTTTATTTCCTTGGTTTAATTTAGAGTCAAGGGGAAGTCCCAAGGCTCCACGAAGTCTGTTTTTGAATTCGGATACGGATTCAAATTTCTTTGGAGCTTCTTTAGCTCCTTCTTTACCCTTGTCATTTGAAGCTGTACCAACAGTTTTGGTGTTGCCTTCAAATTCCTTTGGGGCTTTTGATGCACCCTCTTCTCTTTTATTTTCGGCTGGGGTATCAATTTTCTTATCTTCGGCTTTAAATTCTTTTGGAGCAGCGGTTGCTCCTTCATCAGTTTTTGGCTCTGGTTGTTTTGAGCCATATTCTGATTCAGCAATTTTAGTATAAGCCTCTAAGAGTTGTCTATCGTTAAGCATAAGTTAAGTCTCCACTTTATAAATTATATTTATAACGAATCGGGTTCAATTTTTACATCTGTATTCGTTAAAAGTTCTAATTCTCTTTTTCTTCTTGTCTCGTCTCTTATATTTTCCCAATCAGCAGGAAAATACAAAGATATGTATTTCTTAATAAATTGATCCAAATCAAGAATTAAAGAACCTTTATAAACTATATAGTTGTTAGGGTATAAAATATTTTTATCTTTTAATGTGCTATAGAATTTATCAAAGTCAATCACAGCAAAGCTTTTTCTTTTAGATGTCATATTAAAAATAATAAGCCATTCTTTTTTGGCAGTCTTAGTTTCATCTTTAGCTTGCTTAATCCAATCATCTAAATCCTTGTCACCAATAGAAAGGAGATTATGAAGTTTAGGAGAATCATTATAATTTTTTGCTTCAATTAGGAAGGGAAACCATAATGGAGTAATGATATCCCCTGTTAAATTATTAACAGCACCCTCATTTACAAAGTAATTTTTCATTTTATTAGATTTACCAATGAATCCACCACTCATAGGTACTCTACGGAATTCATCATCAAAAGCGGAACCCAATAATTTACAAATCTGGAGTTCCCAACGATTTCCTTTTTTCTTACTATTAATTCTCTTTTTGTTTTTATCGTTTTCCAAAGGTGAATCTGGAATGTCAAAAAGATCAACATCATTATTCATAATTATCCCCAATAATTTAGATTATATCAAGAATTATTAAAGATCTTTGAGTTTATTTTCCATTTCACCCCATGCTTTACCAAGTTGAGATGTTTGAGCATATTCACCTTGTTGAGTATAGTCGATTTGTGGAATATCTGACTCATCTTCTTGTGGATAGTCGTTTGTTGGTTCAAAACGAGCAGAGAAAGTGTCTGTTTTGAAGCCATATGAATCATCAATATCTTGAGGATTACCATCAGAAAGTATAGCATCGCTTAATATAGAAGAAAGTTCTGTTTGGGCATTTGCAAATTGTTGTAAGAGAGCATTTAATGCATAATCTCTATTGGTTCTGTGTAAGTCGTTATTTTTGATAAAGCTGTAAATCGTAGATCTATCAGCTACTTGTGGGATATTCTCAGCACGAGGTTGTGTTTGGAATCCAACGACACTAATTGGGGATATACCTAAGTTTGATACTCCACCAGTTGATGTTGAACCACCAATTCCACATACACCACCAACACATCCTTCTTCTAATTTCTGTAAATGTTTTTCCATTTCTTCCCAAGAAGAAGCACCTTCTTTGAGAGATTTATACTCTCTGGCTGCCATTTTATCAATAAGAGTATCTTCAGTTGCATCAATGTTATCTTTAGCAATTGCACATGATTCATCAGCAAGATCTTGAAGTTCCTTAGAGATTTTCTCTAATTTCTTCTTTCTTTCCTCATATTCATCTTCAACTTTATCTTCTTCCTTCTTGTCTTTAGCTTTTGGATCTTTTGGTCCAACAGCTTGATTTTGTAACATTGGATTCTGGGTGAAAGGAATTTTCTTTGCAACACCGTCCGCACCAGCATATGTACCCTCAAGCATAGAAACATTTGTTGAGATGTTTTTTGCTTGAACTTTTGCTTGTTTTTCTTTTTCCTTAGCAGAAAGTATACCAGCTTTTGCTTCATCTTGAGCAGCTTTTGCTTGTGCTTTGGCAGCATCAACCTTAGATTTAACTGCAACCTTCTGAGCAGCTTCAGCAGAACCTTCTTTTACTGGTTCTTTAGATTCGAAAAAATTCTTAAATGACATATGGCTTTCCTTAATTTGTGTTTTTTTAAGAGCATTCTCCATCTCTTGTTGTTTGCTCTTTGCGAATTTAATAACTTTATTGTCGACAAAATCATAAAGTTTGGCTTTATGTTTATCTGTTATTTGTACACTATTAGTATCTACATTCTTTATGATGTCGTAAATAACTTCTTCCCTAACAATATCTTTATGTTTTTTATTTATCCTAATATCAATATAATATTTCCATGCATAGAATTTTGCAATTTCTTCGTTTTTTGGATCATTTAATATCTTTAAAGTATCATCAATATTCTTAGACTTCTTTTCATTTATGTAAATGTCATATGTTTTTTTCTTAATTGCATAGTCTGGTATATTTTTTTGAAGTCGTTCGCATGTTTTGTCTGGGGATACTACTTTTTTTGGGTCTATTTTCCCACCAAAAACAGTACTCCATGTTTTATCTGAAATATCTCTGATAACATCACCGACTATGCCAGTGTTTTTAGTTATATCAGTAACAACTGGATTAATTAAATGCTGTTTCGCAAAATCGGCTATGCCCTCATTTGTTCTCATTATAGATCCTTCAATTCCTCTTCGCTTAATTTAGCTGATTTTGAAAGAATTTCTAATGCTTCTTGAAGTTGTACATCAGATACTTCTTCATTGCCTTCAATTTCTGGAGTAGTTTCAGTTTCTTGAGGTTGAAGTTTATTTGCAACCATCTCAGCAACTTTATAAACAGTATCTTCGTCCATCTCGCCTATATTTTCACAAATTCCCCTAACCGATTCACTATTTAAAAGTGATTCCATAAAATCAGCTTCCATAGCAATATTACCTTCTTGATAACACTTTGCCATTTCACATGCTATTTTTTCAAGCATTTCTTCTTCAAATGGGGTTGGTTGTTGTGTTGCTAATGGAGCAACTGGTGTGGTAGTTGGGGGTGTAACAACTGGATTGGTTTGATTTGGTTGAACTGGTGCAAATGAAGCAGCCATATCTTCTGGGGAGATTCCAGCTTCAACTGGTGGAACTTCATTACCAGGAGCTATTCCACTATCATCAAATCCACTAGGACCAGTTGGTGGGGTGGCTGGGGCATCTGTAAGTCCATCCATTTCATTTTCTTCCATAGAAGATTTTTGGGATGTTAAATCTTTAAGAATAACATCTGGTGTGCCTTCGGATTTTTTAGTAAAATTTGGACCATTTTTAACATATAAAACGATTGGACCTTCAATATAACTAATGAAATCTTTTAATTCTCTTACAGAGTCAATTCCTTGGGCATCAAATCTACCTTGAGCATTGCTTAATAAACTAAAAGCTCCAACACCGTCTTCAAGTTTTAAGACAGCAGTGATATTTTTAGACATTACTTCATTTTTAATATCATTGAAGGTTTTTTCTCCATCATTTTCTGGAACTTCATTTTCTTCCATGGCACCCTTTTTAAAAGTACCATTAGAATTAGTAATTGTTGGGGAACTTATAGCAGAGACGTATACCTTCTCATAGAAAGCATTTGCTTCTTGGAATCTCTGGAAGCGATGTAGATCTAATTCTAAATCTTCTCTCTTTGAAAGTGTTTGTCCGAGTGTTGTGAATTTCTCAATACCTTCTTTAACTACTTCTAAGTCGGATTCTTGTTGAAGACCAATGACCATTTCACTAGAAACATTTGCGGAAACTAAATTTAAATGCTCAAGAACGGCATCCAACTCTTCTACACCATTGTTCTTTAATTGACTTATCACAGAAACAAGAATGCTAGAAACTTTTGGAGAAGCATTTTCACAAAGATGATACATTGTGTTTTCACAGAATTTTTTATAGTTACCTTCTTCAAAAATTCTAAATTTATTATCATCGTGCTTGAATTCACACTTACATAATTTGCAAGTAAATTCGTTAAAATTTGATGATTCTTCTAAAAGGTTTGATCCGCAATATGGGCAGTTCATAGAAATTCTCCTGGTTCTGTGTTATTATTTATATTAAGCCGAAATTTTTAAATACATTTGTTTTAGCAAATCCATCACAAATAAGATATTTGCTTGTTTACTTACATCATCTTGTCCAGCAAATAGATTCATTGGAGGGAATACTAATTCAAAAGCTAGGTTGTATTTTTCACCACCAGTTTTGAAATGTATTCTTCTAATGTCATCCACATACTCAACTAAACCATGTTTTGCTGCAAATGTTTTTAATTCGGCTGGTTCTGGTTTTTCAGCATTCATTAAAACTATTGCCTTTATAATTTCACCGACACAAGGCAATGAAATAGACTTAGGAACATGTGGTTTATGGTTAAAAAACACCAAATCAACTTTTGATTCGGTGTTTAAATCAGTTTCATAAGTTCCCTTAATCATTTTAAAGGAATCCTTAAGATTTGAGTCTTTATTTCGCAATACAATTAAAATATTACATTTATGAAAGACTTTTTTCATATCTTCATTTATTTTTGAGAGTATTTCATTTAATTTATTTGCATTTTGACCCTTAAAATCATCAGAACTGGCTATCTGTTGAGCCAATTCGAGGGTTGCTAAGTCAATAGGAATTGACTTTAAACCAAATAATTTAGTTGTTATAAAGTTTCGTTCATCAAAACTAAGATTTGATTTTTTCTCAATAGTAAAATTTTCTTCATCTTTATCGGCATCCATTATTAAACCGATATCAACATTATCTTCAAATAATTTGGTGTATTCTGGTCCCTTTATAACATCATTAACGAACTGAGTAATTCTACTATATTCGTCGTAGGTAATTGGATTATAATCACCAACAAACAAGACAACATTATATTTACTAAATGTTTCGCCAGTTTTTTGGGAATAAAAATTTTTAAAATTTTCCATTATATTGTATTTAAATCCTTCAATAGTATATTTATACATTCTTTTTGTTTTGAATTGAGAAAAGGTTTTTTAACCAATTCTCTACCAATTAATATTATTTTCTGTCTGGAAGATAGAATATCAGCATTGTTTATACCATAATATTTTAGAATCTTGATGAACATAAG